CCCATGCTCCTACTTGCATCCACTCATCTTCCTTGACAGATATAGTAACAGATGGCTTATGCTCACACCAATACCTCTGATATAATAACCAAAACTCTAACTGTTGAATGGCAGTCATCTTTGTTCTAGTTGTAGCACCTGATGGTGATTTCATAGGAAAACTAAAAACTGTTGTACTGTCAGGCTTCATGGCACATGGCTCAGAAGGTATTCCATTATCTTTCATAAACTGTGTCAATGGGTCTTTGTTATCGCCACGTACAGTTCTTATGTAATAGTCGCTATGTCTAGCATGAATACCTGATGCACTGTCAACTAATTGACTAACTGTACCACTAGGTTTGATGCAAGTTATAGCAGTTGACTGTGGTATGCCTAAATCTTTGGCAATTTTCTTGTTAGTTTCTACTGCTACTGCTCTTAATTCCTCAAGAGTATCACTTAACTCATAGTAATCGTTATTTAATACAGGACAATCAAGTATACCTGTTAGGGAAACTCCTAATAGTCTTTCTTCTTCTGTATTATCTTTCCATATCTTACGTAAATATTTGAAGTTAGTAAGCGTAGATTGTAGCGTACCAAGTATAGTAGCCATACGTACCTTTTCCTTCAAGGATTCTACATCATCTGTAACTCTGCATACTACCTCTGTAAGATTACAGAACTGATATGGTCTAAGTATAATCTCTGAACATGGATTACATCCAAAATAATAATCAGCATTACGTCTACCATTTTCAAGTGCTTTCACTTTGGCTGCCTGTCTGTTAAAGATACCACGTTCCCCTGATTTAGATTCATATAATGATGTCCATTCTCGCATGAATGTACCCATCTCAGGCTTACCTTTAAATGCTACAGAGTTATTAGCTAATGCTCTCTGTCCTTCATTCTCCCACCATTGACCTGACTTTGCGTGTCTCATTTGGTCATCACCTAAGTTGGATAGTGATATAAGTGCAGACCTACGTACTCCACCTACAACTACAACTTCACCAATCTTACACATGATATCATGGCACTCAATAGGAAATAGTCTTCTGCCTTTAGCACCCTTAAACTTCTGTATGCAGAACTGAAACAATTCAACTAATGGTGCAGGTCCTGATGCTCTACCACCAAATGTTTTTAGTCTAGCACCTGCTGGTCTGACCTGTGATACATCCCAAGTAGGCACTTGCCCTACATATAGCATAGCAATAAGTTCTCTCAATGCTTTTGCCCATCCGGGTCTGCTGTCACCAACAGTTATGATAGTAGTGCTGTCCTCAAAGTGTTCATTGACTATGGGTAACTTGTCTACATTCTCACGTTCTACAGAGAAGCCAACACCTGTGCCACACATAAGTATATACATACACTCGTCAAATGAACGAGGACTATCTACAGGTATATAACTACAGTTGTAACCACCTACATGGCATCTATCTAAAGCAGGTCCTGATGTCATTAATGCTCTCATACTAGGCATGACACCTAAGTTCATTATCTGTGTAGATAGTTTTTCTTTCAATGCTTTTGTTAAGTTATAATTGTGATTAGTTTTAAGATGCTCAGTCATATAACTAAAGTATCTATCTACTGTCTCTCCCCAATTCTCTCTTCTTTGGTCATCTTCTTTCCATCTTGCATAGCGAGAGAGTGCTATAAAGTTTTGGTAATCTGTTGGTAGGTAGTTACTTATCATCTTTTACTCCGTTAGTATTTTAATATGGGATATCTTTACACCCTCTAAATCGTGAAATAACTCACGCATATAATCTTCAAAGTCTTCTGTCACATCGCCATCTGAAGGTATTGGATACTCTTCAGGGTCAACTGAAAGAGTCACCATAATCTTAACTCGCATCACTTACCTCTATAAGTTTATTCAAGTACCACTGTGCTTTCTTTAAATCTTCTAAACCATTCTTGTACTTGTATCTCCATAAGTATTTAGCAATGTTGCCTTGTAAATAAGACTCAAAGCCATCTCCCAACATAGCTTGTAAAGCATCAATGCACTCAATACCTGATTCATTATAGTGTTTAGGATGATTTACCATCTCTTCCATCTGTGCTTTTTCTGCCATCATTCTCATATACTCCATATGCCTTAGCATTTTTTATTATCGTTATCTGCGTCAAAAGATAGTATCACAACATTGTCTTGTTTGTCAACTACTTTTAGCTTTGGCTCAGGCTTTTCTTCGTTATGCTCTGCTTCTTTTATAAGCCTTTGTCTTAAATCTTCATCTTTTTCCATTAGTGGTACAGTTGCACACATAGTTCTACAAAAATCCATAACACCATAATAATCCCCATCGTCTAATGGATTGTCAGGAGATGTCATTATTGATATATTAACTCCACCTGTCCATCTAAAATGCTTATCCATTTCAGGTCTAACATCTATAATAAAATCCTCACTTAATATTTTGCTTTCTACAGTCATTTAACTCTCCTTATCTTAGACCCTGCAAATTTTATAAACTTAGGATGCCTATTCTTGCCTTTTTCTTTAAGCCAATCTTCAGGAATTATCCTGTCATAGTACCTAAATCCATACTTATCACACCATTGTCCATAAGAAGATTTAGCACCCTTCCTTAGTTTATTTCTACTATTAGTAAAAACAAATCTAATATCTAGTTTAGGATGCTGTCTCTTTATAGCTAAATGTTTTCTTCTATCTATAGCAAGGAATCTTCCTTTCGTTTCAATTATAATACCATTGTTTAATATAAAGTCAGGGGTATAGGTGCGATAAGACAAATCTTCCCACTCTATTTTAATTGATTCATAATCGTATTTATGTTTCAATTCTGTAAGATATATGGAGAGAGTATGTTCTAAACCACTCCTATACCCATGCTTTATAGCTTCTCTTCTTATCTTATGAGGAGACAATTAGAAGTTTCGCCACGTTATACCTGTAAATGGACTATAAGAAGTTTGATAACCTAAGTTCTTTAACTCTTCCTTTACAGCTTCATCAGCTACTTTTCTAGCTTCCATAGCATCACGCAAACCTGCTGTACGCATTTCACGATATTCTTTCTTTGCTTCTAATAATTGCTTTTCCATTTCTTCAATGTTTTGTTTTAGTTCATCTAGTGATTTACTCATGCTACTCTCCTTTCAGTTTTATATATTGAACCATTTTAGGTTCTTTAGCTTGAGACATCTGTGCAGGTAGTTCTTTCAAACCATCCCAACACGACTGTCTATATGAACAAAATGTACAGTTTTTATTTAGCACCATGTTACCTGTAGGTTTACCCCTAAAGGTTTCAGGTTCAGGTTCAAAGCACCGTACTAACTCTTTAGATTCAACTGCTTTAATAGTCTTCTTGACTTTATCAAGTTCTTTATCCATATCAATATTAGCAGGAACATATTTAAATTGACCATTAGCTTTGTTGACAACCCACCAACCACCTGCTTTGTAGCCTGATGCTTTTGCATATCCTGCAAGTTGTCCTACATAGCCAAAGCTATCTCCTGTCGATAAAGATTCATATGAATCAAACTTATATTTATAAGACCAATCAGATGCAGACTTAATATCATCAACTGCACCATCAACAACTAAATCGTATGAACCTGATATAGTATTCTTGTCATCAATTTTAAGTGCTACAGTGTCACTATCTTTATATTCTACTTTAGCTTCTGTCAATAATCCCTTAAACACAGACTCAACTATATCACCAATCATCATGTTCATAACAAACGTAGTGGGTCTAGGAAGTGCAGTCTCAGGTTTGTTTTTCTCAAACCAAAGCTGACAAGATGGTCTGCCTATATTAGACATACGCAACCTAAACCCATCTCGTTTATTACCACCTGCAAACTGACGTTTAAGTGCTTCTTTTATTTCTTCGCCTACACGATTAATAGTCTCATCACTCATTGATGTCAAACCCTTAGAAGCATTTTCTAAGTATTGACTAATCGCCAATTCACCACGATGTTGCATTAGGCTACCTCTTCTTCTATGTCAATAAAGTCACCAACAACAGAGTTGTCTTCTTCACTATGCTTTTGACTTGCTTGAGAATCCCACTCATTAATGATATAACTATTGTAGTTTTCTACCCAAGCTAAGAAGTTAGCAAATGTTTCTTGGTCTTCGTTAGATAATTCTATAGTCTTAGACATATCTAAACTAGCAGTAGGTAAGTAAAAACAATTACCATTAGGTAGTTTTCTTTCCTCTGTACCAAGTGTCACATTATGCTGAACAGGTAGTCTCTTCATTTGAGATAACTTCGTAAATGGCATAGCCATAATCTTGAAGGCATCTCGGTTGTCAATCTCCCATATGAATGGTTGACTGCCTACTTCAATAGGTTCTCCCTTTTCATTGGTTGGTTTAACTAGGTCAACCATACCAAAAATAACACGAACACGTTTTATCTGCTTGATAAGTTCCTGTGTCTTCTCAGGAAGAGATTTGAAGTCTTGAATATATCCTGATGGTTTGCCACAGTTGAAGCCACCCTGATTATCTTTCAAGTCTATATTAAGATTATCTGCCATAAGAGTTTTATGATATGTACCCATAGGCTCACCTGCTTTCGCAGACATATTCTTTACAAACCTTTTGTACATAAATCTCTGTATAAAAGGTCTTATAGTAGCAGAGGTTGCATAGATAGCTTTATCATCAGGTATATCTAATTTATAAGTACCACCTTGCACAACTTCTACATTCATAGACTTGCCTTGTACTTCTGCTTCACCCATAATAGGTGAATGATTTATCTTTAATCTAGGTAGAGTATTTGACTTCTTATCACTAGAAGTGTTCTCTCCTGCTATGCCCATAGCCTTCGCCATTGCAGCATAATTACTTGTATCTATAGTTACTAAATCACTCATTTAAGTTTTCTCCTTTATAAAAGTTTTATTGTTATATCATATTATGTCTTTGGTGTCAAGCCAATTATTACCTATTTTTGCTTCTAGTAGTAAAGGTACATTAAAATCAATGTTAAACTTACGATTAATAATACTTAGTAGGTCTTGATTAGCTGAATGTAACAGGAATAATACCTGCTTCTCCTCTTCAGGATGTATATCAATGACTATTGAATCATGCACACTGTTAACAACGCAAGATTTTAAAGGAGAGAGTAACTTATCTATGTGCATAAGTATAAGAGGAACAATGTCAGCAGTAGCAAAACTCTGCACAGGATAATTCTTAACCTGTGTAAAGTGTGTTATCTTACCACTTGCATACCGTTTAGCATCAGGAAATGCAAACTCTCTACCTGAAGGTATCTTTATCTTACCTGTATTCATAACTTCTTTAGCCAATTTGGTGTGCCATAATGCGATTCCTTTGTACTTTTCCGTGAAGTGTTTATAATATGTAGCCTGAGAAGGTGTCCTTCCAAATCCTGTTGCTCCATACAAGGGAGCAAACGTGTGTGCCTTCGCTTCTTGGCGAGATGTTTTCTCACCTGCATCACTAATAACACGAGCAGTATAACTATGCACATCAAATCCATCTTCAATCTCCTTCATTGCAGTTTG